ATCAGCAGTTAATCCAACAGCTTCAGCAATAGCTTTCTTTTGAAGAACATTCATTCTATCAAATTCTTCTATTGTACCTACATTTTTAGCTAATTCCTCAGTTAAAGTAACTTGATCTCCTGTTAAAGCAGCAGCTCTAGCTCTTTCTAAATTAAGTTGTTTACCTGTTAGTAGTTCTGCTTTTAATTCATTTTCAAGTGAAGATTCAAAGTTTAAAAGTGCTTCACCTTGCCTTGCAGCTTGTTCTAAAGAAGTACCTAATGCTTTAGCTTGTGTTACTGCTTCAACAATTCGTTTAGGATTATTTTGCAAATTAGAAGCTAAAATTCCTGATACTTTGGCAGCTTCAGCTATTGTAGCTTTAAAAGGAACACCTGCTCTTAAATTATTTCTAGTTGCTACAAAAGCACCAACCATCTCTTGATTAACTGTTTTTGAAGCTTTTCCTGTTAATACAGATAATTTATAAATACCTGCTGCTTCCTCTGCTTGTAAACCAAATTGTTTGGTTAACATTACTTGAGTTTCTAGAGCATCTGCTGAGTATTCAGCCACATATCCAGTAGCTGTGCTTAGTTCATTGGCGGCATCTGCTAAATTTTGGAAGGTAACATTAACATTATTAGCAGATTGAGCAACATCAATCATATTAGATGCTACTCTATTAGCATTATCTGCTCCGTAACCTAAATTTTTACCAATGTCCGTTGATATTTTACTAAAACGTAAAGCACCATCTAAAATTATTTTAAAAATAGAAGCTATACTAAAAAATTCTTTAAAAGATTTAAATATTTCTTTTAATTTTTCCTTTATAAACCCCGATGTAGTATTTCGTTCTTTTTCTAATTCTAATGCTCTTTTTTCTTCCTCTACAAAAGCTTCCATTCCTCTTAACTGAGCATCTATCTGTTCTGTAATGCCTCGTTGAGTTTTAAGACTTTGAATTTGTTTTGCTAAACTTTTTGCTAAATTAACGTCTTGAGTTTTTGCTAATATAGCTTGTTTTACTGCAATGCTATTATCTATTTTTTGTATTTTAGCTGCAGTTTCTAGCCTTTCTTTACTTACTTGTTTAGAAATATCCCCACCGGTAGCAAATGCTGTATTTAGTTTATTTGCTCTGTCTACACTAGATTTTAATTCCCTAGCAATATTTTTATCATTTTTAAATATTTCTTCAGTTAATGCCTGAGTTCGGATTAACTCATCATTAAATTTTTTCTGTTGTTCAGCTAGTTTTTGAGCTTGTTCAGGAGTAAGTTGTGAATCAGCCATAGTTTAATATTACATCATATAAATATTGAAGGCGCCTATTTTCTAGGCGCCTTGGTTGTATATGTGGGTTGTTTTGGAGCTACGTTCGGTCGTGATATTTCACCTTTATTGTTGTTTTTAAGCATATTTTGTTGTTTTTCCATCGCTTCACGTTGTTTCTCATAATGTTCTTTTAAAGTTTCAAACGTAAAGCGACGCAACCAAATAGGCATATTATAAACGGTGTTCCAATCATACCCTCCTTGACCGTTAAATACTATTTCGTGTATTTGTTTAAATAGATAGAGTCTATACTCCGGCGTCAGGCCAAAAAAAGTTAAGAGATATAGGAATATTTATACCCTCCCCTGTATAGTTTTCATCTTCTGGCTTGAACACCATATTAATATCTGGGGATACTTTATTGTATTGGTCTCTTAATGCTTTAGCATCTTTAGCTAATAAATAAGTATCAACAAATTCACGGATATCTTTTTGATCACGTTTACCTTCAACTGAGGTTATCATGTGTTTTAGACGTGTAGTGATATCTGTTGTAGTATTGGGGTTAATCTTTTTTAATCCCTTAATTTCGGATTCAATTTTTTGTTCATCTCCGTGTGTAAGTAATTTAAATGTAATTAAATTACCGGAATGGGGGAGAGTAAATTGAAATTCATTTGAACCTCTTTTAAATAATGATTCATCTACTACTTTATCTTCTAGTTTAGATAAATCAACTGTTGTTTCTGCTTCTTGTCCATTAGGATTGGTATACTTAAATGAATAGTCTTTACCATAACCTAAAACACGAGCAGCAATTAGTACTGCATTTTTATCTCCAATCAACAATTCATTATAGTCAATTGGGGTAACAATCAATGCCTGGAGTAATTTATCAATTACGGTTCCGTTTTTAAGATAATTGCTATTAGTAAGAATGTCTTCTTCCTTAGCAGTCATGTATTTCATTTCAATTTCTCCTTTAGCGAGTGGAGAGGTTTCAGGATACAGTAAGCCTTTTGATGGTAATGTAACTGTTTCTGTTGGGATTTTTAATTCTGCCATAAACTATTTTATTTGTGTATATATAAATATACGCAAAAAAAAAGTGTTTGCCAAAGCAAACACCTATCTTTATACGAGAGGGTTAAAAGACGCGATTTGAATCGCTATTTTCTTAATTAAGGATCAGAAATTAAGGACGCAATAATCCATAGCAACTGTTACGGATAAGTTAATTGCTGCGTCACTAGCCCAATCATAGTCTCCAAAAGTTGCTGTTTTGCAATAGGCACCTTTAATAATCCACTCACCTACTACATCACCTACAGGTCCTAAAATATCTAATGTCAAATCTTTCTTATAAAAATCGGAATATCCATCACGACCGGTTACTGATTCGTGTGCTAAACGAGCCCATTCCATTACGGCTTGTGCGCCAGATGGGGTTACGGGATCGTATAAACTTAAAGTCATATCATTCCACCTAACTTTACCTTTAACTTTACGGTAAACGTTGATGTGATCTAAAATAATCTCACCAGCTTCAAATCCAGGAGCAGTAGCACTTTTAATCAAATATGATGGAATACCATCAAGGTACATGATAAAGCGATTCTGAACTTTGGGTTCAAAAGCAGTAAACATAATTTCGTTGCTATTTAGAACAGGCATATCGTTTAAATTTTAAATTTATTGTTAAATTATTCTGCGTATAAATATGTAAGGTATTAGAAAACTATAATACTTTATTGGATTTAGTGCGATTATCTATTTTAGTTAGTATATATGAAGAAAACAAAAGCCGCAACTTTCGTTGCAGCTTTGTTATTTTATTGCTATATTAACCTATGCAGGAAATGTGGCTCCAGTGGGGAGGACATTGAAATTCAATATGATAAACTCAGCTGTTTTAGTTGGTTGGATATAAATCTGACCTACTAACTGATTTCTATCAATCACATCAGGTGTATTATTTGTATCATCCATTACAACTTTATAAGCATATAAGCCTTGACGTTGTACTACTGATTCAAGATATGGGTTAACTTGAGATAAGAAACGATTGCGTGTTACATTGGTATTTTGTTCAAATACTAAATTATTAGCAACTTGACCAATATATCCTTTAAGAGCAATCAACAAACGACGAACATTTACGCGGTCGAGAGCGGTTGCTCTACGCTGCAATGTTTTCTGACCAAATACTACAACACCTTCTCCAGGGAATGTAGCTAATGGGTTAACATTTGCTTGATATAATACATCACGATCGTTTTGGGTTAATTTACGCTCAGCTTTTAATACTGAAGGTACACCACCACGATTTAAACCAGCAGGAGCAAACCATTCAGCACCAACTTGATCATTAAATGCAAATACACCACCCATTACTGTAGAGGCAGGAGCCCATACGGCTTTACCTAATGCAGTTGAGAATAATTGAACCCAAGGCCAGTATGTAGCTGCGTAGTTGCTTGATTGACCAGCGGCTGCGGTTGCAGCAGCTGTTACTACATTACCATATAATTTACAGTCTACAACTGCAATGGCATCACCTCTACCTTCGCAAGTAGAAATCATAGTTGCAGAAGCAGCATTATCTAAACTCACACCAGGTGCTAATAATACGTTGAATTGATATTCATCTTTATTTGCTAATAAATTAAAAGCAGCTTGGTAATCAGCAACACCAAATCCTTGAACGTTTGTTGCTGTAATATATTCATTCATTGATTGAGATGCGTTTGTTGCAGCAACACCACCACTAAATGAACCACCATATGAACCACTTCCTAATGCTGGTAGGCTGCCGCTGTATTGTGCTGCTTTGAAATTACCGTTATTATCAATAGAATCTACTTGAGGAGTAGTTATTGATCTAACACGAACATATTGTGAAGCATTAGCATAAGATCCTGTAGTATCAATATAAGGAGCATTATCACTATCTACACGATAAATAGGTTTAATATCACCAACTACGCGAGAAATAAAGTTAGGTAATGCTGGATCTAATGATAGATTAGGCCATGTTTCGAGATAATTAGGTTGAGCATTATTATCGTTACCAGCGCGAACTGCTAAACTAAATACACCACTTCCTGTGTTTACATTTGTAATTTCCCAACGAACATTAACTGAGCTACCACTTGCTAAAGCACCAGCACTTAAACTACTGGTATTATTCATTACATCTCCCCAAGCTATAGTTTCAAGAGTAAAGGATGCACTTGTATTTGTAGAAGTTACACTAGCAGAAGCATAAGTACTAACATTACCACTACCACTAATTACTTTAGTAACTAATAATGTTTGACCACCATTGTTAAAATAATCTTTAGCTGCTAATGAAGTTAAATATTCGTAGTAATAACTACCACTTTTAAAAGTTTCACCAAACTTAGATACGAACTCGCTATACGAGGTAACATAAGTAGGAACTAATGGTTGGCCTAATACTGTAGGACCAACGATTGCTGTTGATGTCCCTTGAATACCCCTTTGAACTAACGATTGGTCAGACTCATTTTGGAATACACCGGGAGATAGAATTTTTTCTGCCATTTTGTATAATTGTTTTTGAAAAATTTAATAGGATTGACCTATCGATAAATATTTAAAAATAATTACAAACCGCAGACTACTATTGGACAGGTGTTATTTCTCCAGTTTCTGGATTAATAGCACCATTTCCGTATTTGGTTTGGAGTGATGTTACTAGATCGGTTTCTTGCTTTTCAATTGTGGCAAGATCATTTACTAATTCTACTTTAGTGCTTTGAAGTTTTTCGATTTGCTCATTCAAGGCAATACGTTGCGCTTCAGCTACACCAATTTCAAATATAGTTTGGTTGTACTTGGATTGGAGATCTTTAATTGACTTTAATTCTTCGGGAGTTAATTGTGCCATAACATTAATTTATTTTTCCCATTTAGCTAATGGGCAAGCTTCTTTGCCTGGTTTAGGACTAAATACTTTACGACTTAGTGGACATCCACAATCACTACAAATGAATGTATTGACTGCTCTGATGTATTCTTTTTTAAAACATGAATCACAAACGTTAGCCCTGTATTGGGCTATCGCTTGTTCTTCAGGGGATGGATTAGCCGCAGTTACCCACGACTTAAATATTTCGGATATTTTATTCACCTACTTTAATTAATTTAAAGAATGTAGTATAAACACCATCGGTCTCTACGGTTTCAAATTCTTCTAATTTGAATGGATGATATTCCAATTCGCGTTTTTCTTGAAGCAATGAATTAAAATCATTCTGGAATGAGACAAAATTAGGGTTTACTTCACGAGAAACTACTTCCTTGGTTTCATCATCAACTACTTCATTAATGTAGATAGGAATACTAATACTTCCGTTTTCTTCTACACCGTACTTTTTAACGAGTTCTTCTCTAAGTTTATCAATTGATTCTTTTTCAGCTGCTACTTTTTTAGCTAAATCAGCTAACCAATACTTAGTGGTTAATTTTACTCGTTCAGATAATAGACCTTTAGATACTACTTCACCTGTTTGTTGGTTGGTAACACCATTTAATTCAGCTTCAAGCTGATAATACTCTTGTAACTTTAACGTAATTTTTTCCATATTATTATTTGCTCTTTTTTACTGGTTTCTTGCTAGCAGATGATTTTGGAGCATCCATTTTAGCAATTGGTTTTGGTGCTTCTACTTTTTTAGGTTTAGACACCTTTTTAACGATTTCTTCAACCTTTTCAACTACTTCTTTAACCGCTTCTACTTTATCTTCGATAGCGTCAGGGATGTTGTTGTTGTTTGCATCAGCAATTTTGCCTTTTTTCATAAGAATAAAAGTTATAACAGCAGAAGCAAGTAATAATGCAATAATCAATGTTAACATAATTTATTTTATTTGGTTTATATATATAAATATATAGTAGAGTTTGGAAAATACCAAATTTATCTTATTCTACAGTAGTTGTTGTAGTAGTTGTACTAGTTGTAGTAGTTGGTGAGTTTAACCAAGGTGCTTGTTGTATCAATACAGGTGGATTGATTTGATTTTCGATCTGTTGTGCTAATGAAGCATACATTGCTTCAACACTACCGGAAGCCATAGATGAAGTAACCCAACCAAATACCATGTCTTTAGTTAATTCATTGAATGGAGTGAATATAGATCCAGATTGTAAAGGACCAACGGTTTGTGTTCCGATGCTAGAGGCGCCATATGAACCTGTATTAGCGTATAATTGCCAATGTACCATGAATACTACATCTGTTTCTCCAGATGATGTTGGGTAAGATTCTAACGGGTTGAAATTCCAATTGTAAGTGATGTCTAGTGCCATTTTGTTTGTTTTTTATTTAATTTATTTTTAATTACTAACAGAATCCGGGGTTGATAGAAGGGATGAAATATGTAGTTCCATCTACTTCTATTGATATTATAGTACCTGTAAACCAACTACTAAATTGGGCGAAATCACTAGGTACACAAGACCCTGATGTGATATCCCCAAGTTTCCAAGCTTTTGCAGTATATCCTGTAGGTGCTGCGGTTTTAATACTACCGCTTACTTCTAATTTAACGCTAGGTGATGTAGTACCTATACCAACATTACCTCCATTCAATATTATAAATCCTCCACTTCCTCCATTCTGGTTTGCCCTAAAAACCATACCAGAATATGAGTCATAATATACGTTACTTGCATTATCATATATTCTTAATGTAGTTGAAGTACCTGTTCTAACACCTTCTAAGAAGTATTGGTCTGTACTTGTTCCTTCTACTCTTAAAAAACCACCGCTAACATGAAGTTTAGTATTAGGAGAGATAGTACCTATACCAACATTACCTCCAAAATATCCTGTACCAGTAGCAGCAAAATTACCATCAAGGTCCCCTGTAGCTGATATTTTAACTCCTGGTGAGCATTCGTGAGTTAATGAAGCTCCAGTTTGGGCTGATCCTCCAAAAGTAACAGTTTCACTATTTAAAGGAAACAATTCAACACTTATTGTACAAGAAACAGCAGAATTAGTAGTAGCTTCAATTGAAAAAACCTCATTATTATTACTTTTAACTCTTAAAGTTAAAATAGTATAAATACCTGCTTGGGAAGTAATTAAAATGTCTTGATAGTGGTTAACTAAAATATCAGCAGTGACATTAATAACAGTACTATCAGCAGTACCTTGAATTGTAATTCTAACTGCTGATGCTAAACTATCACCAGTTACATTACAAATTACTGTATATCCAGAATTGCTTAAATTAGCAGTTGATACATATCTCCTAACAGCACGTAAAGTAGAAGTAGTATTAAAATATATATCTCCTGTAGTGTTAATATCTCCTGCAACATGGAGTTTGTATGATGGTGATGTAGTGCCTATACCAACATTACCATCACTATTGATGCGCATTTTTTCTTGGATAGATGTTACCTCTACACCTGTACTGTTATTAGTATAGAAAGACATATATGTTCTCCAAGTAGATGCAGTATCTTCTCTAGCAACAGAAATAGCACCTCCAATACTATCAGAACCTCTCATTATAAGAGAAGCTCTACTATTAGTACCACTACTATCTGCTTGTATAATAACACTTCCTGTTAATCCTCCTTGGGCTATAACTGAAGCATTATATAAACCTCCTGGTATTATTACTTGTAACTTTGATGCTGGGGATGTAGTGCCTATACCAACATTACCACTACCATCTATAACGACTCTAGAGGTTCCATCTACAGAAAGCTGCATACCAGCATTAGTAATACCAACTATTCCTGCACCTATAGAGGAATAATTTCCAGTATCGGTGTTGGTCATTTTAATTGCAGAGCCACCACCACCAACAGTTGAACCTAAAGGTCCAGCAATATTTAATCTAGCAGCAGGTGATGTAGTACCTATACCAACATTACCACTACTATTAATAGTAACTTTATCACTATTTGCTATTCTAAAGTATATATTAGATTCACCATTTAATACTGTGTTTATATTATCAAAGTACATTATTTGATTAGTAACACCTTTTCCATAAATGGCGCCACCTACATTGTTTGTGTGTGAGCCAATTATAACACCATTGTTTGTACCACCACCTTCTGCTAATACACTTCCACTCATAATGTGGAGTTTTTGTGATGGTGATGTAGTACCTATACCTAATCCCGTGGAGGTTAGACGCATACCTTCAGTTCCCGAAACACTAAATATATTATTGGTAGTTCCGTTAAATGATGTTGCAGTAACCGATGAAGTAAATGTTGCTGCTCCTGTGGAACGAACAATATTTAAAACAGTAGAAGATGTGCCATAAGAATATAAACTTAAATCAGATGTGGAAGTTCCTAATGGAGATGAACCTAAAAACCAATCAAATGTTCCTGATGTTTTCCAAATAACTGCATTTGACAATATAGCAGAACCTCTATTTAAATCTAATCCTACTGATGTACTTGCATTTACTAAACTTATTGTTGAACTAAATGTTGCACTTGTTCCACTCAATGCTCCTGTAAACCTTCCTGTACCATTCACATCAAGTTTGTACCCTGCATCGGTAAATGTTCCACCTGCTTGAATTATAACATTACCATTTGGAATAATTGACATTTTTTGTGATAATGTCCCAGCATT